AGATGAGATGCCCTGTCGTTAGTTCGGCAGGGCATTTTCTTATGTGGTAGAATAGAAGATATGACTACTCCATCAAATCTTTATTTAGAGAAACTTATAAGTGAGCACCCTGTTGCAGCATGGTCGCTAGATGAAGGCTCGGAATATATTACAAAAATATCAGATTCGACAAGAGATTTGACTGGTTGGACAATTACAGCAGGAACAAAATCATCTGTAACAGACAAAACAGCACCATTCCCATCTAGTTATGTTACAAAAATAGTTGGGACATCCACTCCAACCTCAAATGCTCTTGGAAAAACTTATCTATCCTCTGCCTCAACTTTCTCATCAACATCGTCTGGTTTTACTGTATCATTTTTTGTAAAAACAACATCTCAGACATACATCGATGTTGGCTATGGAACAGGAGATACATTTAGTATTTCGTCAATAACATATTCTGCTGGATATGCAATTTACACAACATCGACTAATCACACATATTCCAATGGAGAGTACGTTACCGTATCTGGAACTTTTGCTGGAGGAAATGACTATGATAATGCTGGAAATATAGTAACTACTGGTTTACCAGCAAATCAGTTTAAACTTCTTTATGGACAGAACTGGGGTAGCGGTTCTGGAGGAACAGTAGTATCTGGAAAAGTATTTACACAATACATAGACACTAATTTATACCCATTGAACTCTTGGATTCCAATATCCTTTACCTTGAAAGAAGCAGTTACAAGTCAAAAACTTTTAATTTCTTTTTCGTATTACAATCCATCTCCAGAATTCTACATAAACGGACTTACAGTTGGACAGGATTCAGAAAAGTTTAATGGGGAATCTTTTGGTCAAACACTTATATCTTTGCCAAACAACATTTCAACAACCATGACATCTGGTATAGAAACAAAATCTTATGGAGACCAAAAATATAGTGCATATTATATTGGTTCTGGAAGCGTAATTTATGCAAAAAACACATGTATCCCAATGTCTTTTGGTTCTCAAAATATAATGGTTGTTTATCCAAATGATACAGCAAATCAACCATCTTTCATATTCCCTGGATTTGGCTTTCTAAATCAAAGTGGTAGGTATAAAGAACTAACAATAGAAGCATTGATGCGATTTAATGTAAATACATCAACATTTAAAAGAGTGTTAGGGCCATTAGCATCCACTGACGGACTCTATATAAACAATGAATTTGTAATGCTAAAAGTTGGAAATTCATTTGAATCATTCTACTTGTCAGAACCATATAGTCCAGCATTGTACGATATTCAAATTGGAGATGGATACGCAAATCTACTTATTAATGGAGATAAGGTCATATCTATGCAAATAGATAATGCATCACTATCTCTTCCAGCAAAATTAGATGGCTCTTCAAAGAGTCAGGACTGGATTGGTATTTATGCATATTCTACGTCAGTGCCATCGGTTGAAGTAGATTCAATAGCAATATACCCATACCGTGTCTCTGAAACATTGGCAAAAAGAAGATTTATTTATGCACAAGGGGTATCTTTGCCAGCAATCTTTAATTCGTCTAAATCGCAAACAGTTGTTATGGATTATACAAAATCACAATATACTACAAATCATAATTATCCTAAAATAGATAATGCTTGGGAACAGGCTACATATATAGACAACTTTGTTTTGGACAACAAGTCATTGGCACCAAGAAAATATGATATACCAAACATATATACAACTACCTATACAGAAGATGAAATCCTTAAAGATATTTATGAAACAAATGTTGTATCTGGAGAATCAGATACATTCCTAACACTAAGACCAGCATCAGTTGTTTCTGGTTCTGGAAGGTCTTGGTCAAGCAACAACTCTTATATTACAATTTCAAACTATAATCCAAATGATAATCTTTCTTCGTGTATTTATGGCGTATTTAAATCACTTTCTAGTTCAGCCACAGACCAATCTCTGATAAAAATACAAAATTATCAAACTGGAGACTATCTACAAATAATCTTAAATGGAACAACAATATCCTATTTATTTTATTATAATGGGGTACTAACAACTTTAGATAATTCAAAAACAATAACAACAAATTCTAAATTTGCTGTTGGTATAAACATTCAAACTTTGTCTACAAATATGGATATTCAGACATTTTTTAGTAATAAATCAAAATTATATATTTATGTTGGTGGTGACACCAGTTTAACCAAAACATTTCCAGGGTATATCTATAAAATAGGATTGTCATCATCATCTGACTCGGAAGATATCCTATCTTTATTTGATTCAACTTCTGGTATATTGACAAGTGGGGCAAGCCAAAGTACACTTTTGCCTAAAACAGCAACGTACACACTTATAGCAAATAATATATTTAACACAATATCTTTAGACATTGCTACATCATCTTATTGGCAAGACTATATCCCACTAAGTAAATTAGCAACTACCGCTACAAATGCGTTGGGGGATAGTATACAGTCACTAGATATGATTCAGTTCAATATAGATTATCCAAAACCAACAACACTGTCTGGCTCTAACTATGATACATCTGCATCAATTGTAAAAACATATATAACATTTCAAAACATGTATTCTGGAGCAAATGCAAAGTTGTCTAGTTTTGCAACATTAGTTTCACCTAATTCAAACAACGTAGTTGATGCATCTACATATAGTTCTACAACAAAATATGAAATTACGGATAACACAGTCATATATCCTCCAACAAATGTAGACCTAAATTTACTCGCAATGGTTATACATGTGGAGGCAAAAGTCCCAGGCATAAACTTAAAGCCACTCAAACTTAAGTATATTCAGGTAGCAGCCAAAGCATTTAATGCAACTTCTGAAAATATTATTGGTACAAAATATAGTTCTGGTATCTATCCATATACACAAACATCTACTGGATACGATTATAAATCTCAAAATCCATATATGATTTACAAAGATAGCACCCCATATCTTTATCTAAATGAAACTTCTGGCTTCTCAGTAACTGGAACATACTCCAACTCTATTGACAGAGGACTGTATATAAAAATAAATGAAGCAAAGACTCCAAATACTAAAATTGGTTCTATTCAAATGTTCCTATATGTGAATAAAATAAGTCAAACATCTCAAGACCTTCTGGTCTTAGAATCAAATGAAGGAAAACATATTTTTACTATAGTTGCTACAGATGCCACAAACACAAAAGCCAAAATTTCATTCTCTACAAGTTCTACGTCAAACAGAGTTCCACAATTTTTTGTTAATGGTAAAAGAGTTGTTAACCCAGTAGTAGGTCTTAATGAATGGAATTCGATTGGAATTGCTTTTGCATATCCAGTAGATGTTTCAAGTAATACTGGAAAACTAAAAATAAAGTCTACAAATGTTTTAATAAATAGTCTGTCTTTCCAGAATGCTAACGAAATTGAAAATACTCAAAAATCAACACAGTTACTGTGGTCAGATATAGATGGAAACAACTGGGCAGTAACCATTCCAACACAATCTGTTACATCATCTGGAAGTACTGTTACATTATCTACCACTGGACCACATAATCTTTTTGAGGGAGAACAAATAGAGATATCTGGAATAAATCCAACTACATATGAAGTATCATATTATAACGACTACTCATTGATTTCAAACAGATTTGTTATAGATGTTCCGTCTTCAACATCCATAAGTTACATTCCATATAATCCAGTTGGCTCATCATATACGTCAATTACAACAGCAGGACTCTTAAAGGGTTCTTGGCAATATTCATATATCCCAAACTACTATAATATTTTTGGGGTAGATGTGGCAGAAAACTACAAGATGTTAACTGGAACAAATAAGAATATCATTGACAATGATTATATTAGGCAAGGACTTAGGCTTGGTGCATACGAATACATTAATTATGTTGATACAAAATCAGCAGAAATAACACTTGATGTTCTATAATATGGTATACTAGTGGTTATGAATATAGATGTTAACAAAGATATTGGTCCTGTCATGCCCAACCAAATTGGCAAAACAAAGATTTCCGTTATAGAAGAGCCATTTTCAGACTATGGGATTTATGTCTGGCAGTTGCGTTCTGGCAAGGTTCTAACAGATGACGAGGGCAATGCGTTAAGTATTGACTCAATGCGTGATGACCAATCAAGAATTATCCTATTACAGAAGGAAGCGTCCTGGCTAGGCTTTCCAGATGGTAGACCAATCTTTATGCCTAATGTTCGCAAGGTATCAGACGAAGAATATAGCGAACAAATTGACCGCATGGCTCAAGGATATATCCCATCAGAAACAGACCTTGGTGCCCTAATCGATGCAAAGAAAACATTTGATAAATTCGGAAGTGATGACTAGTGAGTTATTATGAATATGCCAACACTCCTGCTCGTCTAGATGAAGTGCCAGAAGATAAGAATCAGTTTACGGACTTAGACCCATTTACAAAGTCTTGGGATGATATCAAAACTTTGGCTGGAATGAATACAAACTTCAAGCGTAGAAGTGCTAGGATGGCAAAGGCTCTTGGAGATGATGCATACCTAGAATCAGCAGGTGCAGTTCAGACTGGTATTAATGGAGCACAGTCAAATGCAATTAATCCAGGTGTAGTATTTCGTAACGCATACTCACTATTTGATGTAATCACTCCACCATATAACCTATACGAATTAGCAAGTTACTACGACACATCATTTGCTAATCATGCCGCTATCGATGCAAAAGTTGAAAACACCGTTGGTCTTGGCTATGACTTTATTGTTTCTGACAAAACAAGTCTTAAACTAGAGGCTGCTTCTGCAGACCAGATGGCTCGTGCTCGCAAGCGTATTGAAAGACTTAAGGTACAACTTCGTGATTGGCTAGAGAGCCTAAACCAAGACGAATCCTTTACCTCAGTACTTGAAAAGGTATTTACAGATGTTCACGCCATGGGCAATGGATACATTGAAGTGGGTAGAACCGTTACAGGAGAGATTGGCTATGTTGGTCATATTCCAGCATCAACCATGCGTGTTCGTAGACTTCGTGACGGATACGTCCAGATTATTGCAAACAAGGTTGTTTACTTTAGAAACTTCGGGGCAAAGAATGTAAACTATATTACTGATGACCCACGTCCTAATGAGATTATCCACATTAAGGAATATTCTCCACTAAACACTTTCTATGGTGTTCCAGACGTGTTGGCTGCCATGCCATCGCTACTTGGCGATATGCTTGCTTCACAATACAACATTGACTACTTTAATAACAAGGCTGTTCCTCGTTATATCGTTACCCTCAAAGGTGCACAACTTACACAGGAAGCAGAAGATAAACTATTTAGATTCCTACAAACTGGTCTAAAGGGTCAGTCACACCGAACCCTGTATATCCCACTTCCTGGAGACACAGAAAGCAACAAGGTTGAATTCAAAATGGAACCAATTGAGAACGGTGTCCAAGAAGGTTCATTCACAAAATATCGTGAACAGAATCGTGATGATATCTTGGTAGCACACCAAGTTCCATTGTCAAAGTTGGGCGGTAGCAGTTCATCAACAATTGCAGACTCATTAGCACAAGACCGTACATTCAAGGAGCAGGTTGCTAGACCTGCACAACGTAACCTTGAAAAGATTCTTAATAAGATTATTCGTGAAAAGACAGATATTCTAGAATTTAAGTTTAATGAACTCACACTTACTGATGAGTTGGCTCAATCACAGATTCTTACCAACTATGTCAAGAACCAAATCATGGTTCCTAACGAGGCTCGTGAACTTCTAAACTTGCCAGAACGTGAAGAAAGTGATTCTATGATTCAACCAACAGCACGACAGGCTGCAGATGCAAATGCAAACAATGCACAAAACAGAACTCGTGACGCACAGCGTCAACAGGCACAGGCAGACAATACTGCAACCACTGCTGGTAGAAATCCAAAGGGCGAGGGGAGACGTTCCTCATAAAAAAGTGGTATAATATCATTTGTATAACACTTTCATAAAAAGGGGCTATAATTAGTAGTATGAGTATTCAGAAGGCACATTTTGACGTTGACGGAAATAATGTCCGTATTTCTATGCCTCTTACCAAAGTAGACGCAGAACGTAGAATCGTATCTGGCTTTGCTACGCTTGATAACATTGACAAGCAAAATGACATCGTTACCCCAGAAGCATCTCTTAAAGCATTCTCTAAATTCCGTGGCAACATCCGTGAAATGCATCAACCAAAGGCTGTCGGAAAAATGATAGCATTCAAAGAAGACAAGTATTTTGACCCAGAAACAAAGAAGTTTTATCAGGGTATTTATGTGTCAGCCTATATTTCCAAAGGTGCAGAAGATACATGGGAAAAGGTTATTGATGGAACATATACAGGTTTCTCAATTGGTGGCAAGATGAATAAGTGGGATGATGCATATGATGAGAAAATGGATGCTGCTATCCGTATTATCAAGGATTACGATTTGGTTGAACTTTCATTGGTGGATAGTCCAGCAAATCAGTTTGCCAATATTCTTTCTGTTGAGAAAGTAGATGGCGTTGATACTGTAGTTGGCGAAGGTACACAAACAGTTCTAGAAAATGTATTCTGGGACAAAGAATCAGGATTGGTAACAATCACAGAAGAAGATTCTGCAATTAGTCCAGTAACAGGTGTAAACATGCAGAACATAGGTTTTGTTGAGAAGTCAGATGCTGACAAACTTGACATGGTAAAGTTCTTAGTTGATAGTGCTAAAGGCATTAATACTTCTAAGACTATTAAAAAGGAGAATGATAACATGACCGATGAAAACGTAAACGTTGAATCAGTAGATGTCGTTCCAGAGGCAGAAGTTGTAGTTGACACTCCTGCTACAGAAGAAGTTGTTGAAGAGGCTCCAGTAGCCGAGCCAGCACATGTAGAAGAAGTTGTAGAAGAAGTTGTTCCAGGTTCAGAGGAAGTAATTGCTAAGGCAGTTAATGAACTAGGTGCAACTGTTACAACAGCCTTTAGCGACATTGCAGCAATCGTAAAGTCTCTAGCAGATGCAAATGCATCGCTAGTTGCTGAAGTTGCTGAACTAAAGAAGTCAGTAGGTTATGTATCAGCAGCAGTTGCAGATGCAGAAACAGACTTCACAAATCTTGGAAAGCGCATTGATGCTGTAGAAGCAGATACCGCTTTCCGTAAGTCTGGTGACCTCGGTGAGGTCATTCAGGAACCAGTACTGGTGGAAAAATCAGTATGGGGCGGAAGTTTCCTCACAACATCCGATTTACTAAAATAAATTCACTAGGAGGTGAAAAATAAAATGTCAGAAGAAATTATCAAAAATATGCCTTCAGGTGCGTCTCCAGTTTCTGGATACCCTAACGCTGAAGGTGCTTTCGGTACATCAACTAGCGTATCGTCAGGTACAGGTGCTTTTTCAGAGCACGGTACTTACTTGGCTAACAGCCCAACCGCTAACTTTGGTGTAACAACTGGTGCTAATGGTGTAAACCCATCTGCTACTGCAAGTCCGACTTACCCAGGTACTGGTATCCTACGCCCTGAACAGGCAAGACGATTCATCGACTATGTTTGGGACGCAACCACACTTGCACAGGACGGTCGCAGAGTAACAATGAGAGCAAACACAATGGAACTTGAGAAGATTAACGTGGGAGACCGTGTTATTCGTGCTGCAAGCCAGGGTGTTTCAACTTACAAGAACACTGGTGCTACCTTCTCTAAGGTTGAACTAACAACAAAGAAGATTCGTCTAGACTGGGAAGTCTCCTCAGAGTCACTCGAAGATAACATCGAGGGTGCCGCTTTGGAAGACCACTTGGTTCGTCTAATGACTAATGCTTTCGGAAATGACATCGAGGACCTAGCCATCAATGGTGACGGTTCTACAGGTGACTTCCTAAGCATTATGAATGGATTCATCAACCAGGAAAAGACAAGTCCTAACGTTGTTGGAACTACAGCAAATCTCGGTAAGGCACACGAAGTAATCAACTCTTCACTAGTTGGTTCTAACGCAGCATTTACTGACTGGACAACTGAAAGACTACAGTCACTTATCTTGGCTATGCCTCGCAGATACCGTGCTATCACAAATGGACTAAAGTTCTATGCTGGTACAGACACATTTGCTAACATCGTTAAGAACAATGCTACTGTCTACTCGACCATCGGTTCTACCGAAGGTACTCGTGGAGAGTTCATTGGTGGTGCAAACCAAACTTTCGGTGGTGCACGTCAGACTCGTGTTCTAGGTGTTCCTGTTCTTGAAGTTCCTTACTACCCTGCAGGATTCGTTGACCTAACGTTCCCACAGAACCGTATTTGGGGCTTCCAGAGAGATATCACTGTAAACCGTTTCTACGTTCCTAAGAAGGACACAATTGAATACACTGTCTTCGTTCGTTTCGGCATCGCCTGGGAAGAACTGGATGCAGTTGCATTCGCTGACACCACAACAGACTAATCTCTGTTAGGTGTTCCCTTTGAATGGGGGTAGGGATTAATTTCTCTACCCCCTTTCTACATTTATCTGGTATAATTATAATAAATCTAAGGAGGATTTATCATGGCCGAAAATAAAAAGACCAAATCAAACCCTGTAACAGAAGAAACAACTGTAGAAACAGCAACAGATGACCAGGTTATTATAGCACCAGAACCAACAAGAGACGTTCCTACACTGGGATTCAATGAAGATGGTGTAATGGGTTCAACAACCACAAAGGCTGTCAAGAACAAAGAAGTGGTAACAGACACTACTCCACCAGCAACAACAAAGATTGCAATATTCTCAACTAGAAGCCTATATGCTGATGGCTTTGGAAAACTCAATGTTGGCTATAACATTGTTCCTAAAAAATACGCAGACTTCTGGCTAATGCAACGTGGTGTTCGTTTGGCAACTCCAGAAGAAGTAGCGGAGGCATTTGCTTAAATGGAAGTATTGAGAGTTCCACCTTATCCAATTTCAACCAAATGGGATGTCCCAGATGCTAATTCACCATACATCTTTGAGGTTGAGGATTTGGTGGACCACTCAATTGAAAGAACTGAGATAACCTCAGATGCTAATTCACAAGTCACATATGTAATCCCTAGAGCAAAGGCACAATTTGACCGTGATTTTGCAGTAAAAATTTATGACGCAGACATCTATGGAGAGATTGTTTTAGAATCAAATCTAACAATCTATCGCCCATACGTTGACCCAAACATGCTTGCAACAACGACTGCCGATATTGCAACCTACAAAGAATATGAAATTATTGCTCGTTCCATTGTCGATACCTATCTTCAGGAAGGTTCTGGAACTGGTGGTGCATTCTATAACCACAAACTCATTATCCAGCGTACAGGTGAGGGTAATGATTATTTCCCTGTCTGGCATCCAGTAAACCGTGTACTAAAAGTATACGAAAATAACGTATTAGTTTATGATGCAGAAAACATTCCTATTGGTATTACAACTCAAAATGTTGATGTAACCGATGGTGTTCTAACACTTTCTACAACAATCTCTCACGGATTTCAGGTTGGTCAGATAGTCACAATCTCTGGAGTATTCCCAGAAAAATTTAATGGAACATTCTATGTGACAGCAGTACCAACAGTAAACACATTTAGTATTGACAATGCAGAAATTTCTGCAACCGATAATGAAGCGATTACAACTCGTGGTGGAGTAGAATCAGTTTGGGAATATACCTATAAGCCAACACTAGACAATTCAGCAATCATGCGAGTTCAGGATGGCATTTACAATAGAATGGAACAAACACCATTGATGTTGCCACCTGCTGTCGGAGACCTTGGATATTATGGCTTCTATCCAATTAGTTTCCCTAGAGGG